GATTATAACCTTCTTCTTTTAACTGAGCATCAATTGTTAAAGCTGCCACAGTCATAATGTTGTCTGAACCAAACCAACTATTTTCAGGCTTTTGACTCCACTCCACAGCCATGGGATCATATTCACTTGTGTCTGCCTGCTGCTGTTGCTGCTGTGCTTGCAGCTGCTGCTGTCTCTGAGTCTCTCTTGCCTCTAGTGTTCTTTCGTACTGGGACAGTTGGTTCTTGTTCTGCTCAATGTTGTTTAGCTCTACCTGAGTCTGATTTAGAAGCTCTTGAGCCTTCAACATATTTTCTTTATCACCAGAATCATAAGCAGTTAAATAAGACTGCTTTGCTAACTCTGCTTGTTGCTGTAGTTGTTTTGCAGACTGGTCATAGTTGACCTTGTGCATATCCACAGCATTTTTATCTCTTTCTGTAACAGTGCTTAAAAGCTGCTGACGCTCTGCTTCTAACTGTGCAATACGGTCATCACGCTCTTTTTTCTGTTTAACCAGCTGCCTAATTCTTTTTTCAGCACCTTTGGTCTCTATACCATCTAGTTCAGGAATCTCTTTGGGTTCTTCTACCGCTGGTGCAGAGGGTGCTTCTTCTACCTCTGGTTTAATTTCTACCTCTGGTTCAGCACCTTCAACTTCAAACTCAATTTTTTCTTGTTCACTTGTAGGAGAAAGATCAACCTCACTCCATTCTGTTAGCTCTTCCGCTACGTTTTCTTTTGCTTCTACTTGTTCTTCCGACATTCGTAGTGTCTCCTCATAGTGTGCGAATACTAAGGTTACGCCATAGTAATATATTTAACACATTTAAGTTCCTAATACAAGGGTAGTATCTAAATCTTCTGGATTATCAATCTTCATCAGAACTTGATCGTCAAAGATAAGAAGCAGCTTGACACCCTTGTAAACAAACTTTGTACCCACCAACTTCTGATAACATACGTGGTCACCCTCTTTACACCAAGCTCCACCAAGAAACTTATCCTTGTCTTCGTAGGCCAAAGTTCCTACCTTGAGTACACGGCCCACCGTGGTGAGATAAGCAATATCATCCCTAGCTCTCTCTGGGAGAATAATTCCTCCTTTGGTCTTTGGCTTGACACTGACAGGGCGAACCAGAACATGATACCCCGGAATCTCTGGAAGAACCTCCGGGTCCGGGTGCTCTCCTTCTGTGATCCACGAATCATTTGAAATAGCTCCTGCTAAGTTAGGATTAATCATTGTCTAAATCATTCTCCATTCTATTGTTGACAATTCTGTTTAGTTCAGTGTAGGCCCATTCAATTCCTGAGAGTGTACCTACTATCTGCTTATATTGGTTATAGTCCTCTGCTTGTCCCTCTGCAAGCAAATTTTTTAAACTTTCTTGCTTGATGTGAAAAGCATCTTTTATTTCTTGGAATATATCCATAACAGAAGTATATCTATTTTCTTCTTGTCATCCTACGCTTTTTTTTAGATACTCGCTTGGGAGAACGTCTAGAGGTTGACAGTGCAATTGCCACTGCCTGCCTCTGATCATAACCTTCTGATTTTAGCTTCTTAATATTTGCAGAGATAGCTTTATTACTTTTACCGGGAGTTAGAGGCATTCTAAATTGCCTTGGGAGTATAGGGGTTAGGATTTTTAGCTATCCTCCCACCTGAAGCTCTCTGAGCTACTTGTCTTTTTTTAGGTATTACTGAATAATCCCCTGCTGCTATTCTTTCGTAGGAAAGTCCTTCGGGTAAATTTAATTTAGCAAGTTGTTCAGCTTCATCTATAAAACCATATTGTGGAGAAAGATAAAAGTTTACAAGTTTACCGTCATCTATTTCTTTATTTTCATACTCTACAATGGCCTCTACAACTTTTCTAATGTCAGGTTTACTGTTAATTTTTTCTTTTCCTAATTTATTTTTTACAAAGTCATAGTACTTTTTTGTTTTGTTTTCAGTTTTAGGAGCATATTCACTTATCATTTTTTTAAGATTACCGTCGTGTCTTGTTACTTTTTTATTCATATCCATAAAGATTGCTCTAAGTCCCATAACAGGATGATCAAAGGTGGGAAACCTGTTATTATCACCATAGCCACCTTCTTTATTTTCTCCTGCTCTTAAATCATTTTTTAGTCTTTCAACATTTCCGGGGTTGTTTGCAGAATACTTTTCACTATATCTTGAAGGCCTAACAGCACGTTGCTCTAGCGCATCTGTTGAAGGAGGAGGAGGAGTGCTGGCGGTTGAAGAAGAAAAAAGATTACCTAAATAGTTTTTAATTGAATTTAAATTAAGCATAGATGTATCCTCTTGTGCTTGTACTTGAGGTGTAGCTGTTAGTCCTTGTGTTTTTACAAATCCCTTAGCAGGGTCATATGTATAACCTTTATCCACCATCGTTTCCTCTAATACGCTTTCCAATGGATTGCAAAGTTTGCATAGCAGTGTTAGCAGCTTTAAGCTCAGTGTCATCGTCTACCCTCTGCTTTTCTATTTCTAGTCTAGCAGCTGCTTCTAGAGCTTTTAGGTTTTCTTTACGTTCGTCTGCTTCCATTTTACCTACGTTGAGAACCAGATCATTCATGTTCTCCTTGGCTTTTATGTCCATGTCCATTTGTTTGAGAGCAATATCAGCAGAATCCTTGGCAGCTGCCATCTCTGCTTTCTGTTTATCAAACTCAAGACGTTCTTTCTCTAGTAGGAGCATCTGTTGCTCTGGACTTTGTGCAATTCCCATGGCAGCATTGGCATTTGCCACTTCTTCTGCTGCTTGTGCCATGACCATCTCTGTGGTTTGTGGGTCATCTGCAACACCAGAAGCCTTGACCATGCCAAGAACCTGCTCTTGGTACTTCATAATCATGTGGTCTCTGACATTTGCGTTGATAATTGGCACAATCTGCTTCATCATGGGGTTTGCGCCCGTGGCAGGGTCCTTGAGGAAGGAAGTTTTGAACTGAATGTGTGCTTCATGGTTCTGACCGGGGAATGCAGCTATGGGAAGACCCTTGGTGGCAGAGATAATGTCTGCCAGAGGGTCCTGTGCCTGTGGTTTTTGCTCCGGTGGTAGGATTTCATCTAGATTTGGAAAGTTTGCCGCTGTAAGAACCTCTCTGTAGAGGGCTGGCATGTTAAAAGTACCCGGAGGCGTCTGACTTGCCAGCTGAATTGCCAGTTGTCCCAGTGCCATACGGTGTGCAGAGGACGGAATGTTAGGGTCAGAGACAGGAATTACGTCAATCCTTCCGTCAAAGTCCTGCTTGAACACCTCTTGGTCTCCTCCAACCACCTGATAAGGGTAGGAGGGAGGGAGAAAGTCAAAGTTTATCTGCGCCAGTACCTCAAACTCATCCTTCTGTGCCTTGTGAAGCCGCTTGTGGATGGCAGAGAAGAACTTTGAAGAGGCTTCTAGGAGGGCCATGGTGGTTCCCACAGGGCCAGAGTTCTTTGAATCTGCAATTACCTGCTCTGTGGAGTCTGCAAACCGCTGTCCTGCGCCTATGACAAACTGCATCATGCCCATCAGGGTCTGTGATGGCTCTTTATAGGGGAGTGTGATGATAGCTTTGTTCAGGTCAATGCCTGTGCTCTCCACTTCCTTGAACTCACCCGGAGAGATAGGTTCATTGTCACCCACTAGTCTGACACCTCTGGCCTTGAAACCACCGGGGAGGTTGGCAAACTGTCCTGCATCTACCAGAGAACGCATGGCAGTGGTAGCTGTCATGGTCAGGTTACCTAGGAAGTGAATAAGTCCCAGACCATAGAAGCCAAATCCCGGTACATACTTGTAGTGAATAAAGTGATTCTTCTTTTCTTTCTTGGGATCACCCTCTTTGTAGTTTCTTCTGATGCAAAGAACCTTCTTGCTCTTCTCATCTATGGTTACAATATAGGGGTGAGCAATACCGTCAGGATCATCATAGGGTTCTGGTAGGTCTAGGTAGCAGTGCTGCTCTAGGAGAACATACTGAGGGTCTTCTAGGTCAATACCAGAAGAATCAATGCCCATGAGTTCGTCCATCTTCTGTGTCATCTCAGGAATGTCAGGAGCAGAAGGCTTGCCTAGGTCTACGTCTAGGTACATTCCTGATACTACATCTTTTCTAAAATCATTGATAGAACGAAAGATCAGGTGCGTGTAACGATCAGCTGTTCTGAGGTCCTTGGCATTGTAGGATACATAGAAGTGATCCACTGGGACCAGTTCTGACACTGGTCTTTCCAGTAGCTGATCATAGTAAATTTTCTTAAAGGCAGAACCCATCACCGGGAGGTGAAACAGCAGACGCTCTTGTTCTTCAAAGTACTCAGGCATTTGCTGAGTAAGTTGATAGTTCATAAAGTTCTTGACACGTTGCGCTTGTTTCTCGCGCTCAATGGTAGAAGCTCCTATGATCTGAGACTTTACTGGTCCACCTGCCGGAAAGAGTTCTTGAGAGGCTTTGCTCTGGAACTTGACAACAGATTCTATCAAGAGGGGGTGGACAGCTGTGCAGGCACCGTCAAATGGTTCTGTGGTTTCTTCTAGCTTGAGACCCAGAAGATCAAACCCACGCTCAAAGATTTGTTCCCACTCTTGTCTTGACTCTTTGTCTGCTTCGTAACTGTCATAGACCATAGAACCTATTTCTTCTAGATCATCTTCTTCCAGAAACTCTGCTATGTTTTCAAAGTGGGAACCCATGGGGCCAGAGATAGTTAGTTCTTCTATCTCTCCAAACTCCACACCACCGTCCTCTGTTGGCATAAAGTTTACAATGTTCTCTGCCATCATCTCTGCTTCTATGGAAGGGGTATCTCCCATGACACTGAAGTTAGACACAGGCATTTCTTCTTGGAGTTCTGGCTCCATTGCCTCTAGCGGGTTACGCTCAACTGCCATTGTTTAATTCCTTTATCTGGCTCTGCCGCCTCTTTTCATACGCATCTTGGGTTTACCGCCCATTTTCATACGCATCTTTGGTTTGCCACCGTACTTCTTGGCAACAGGCTTTTTACCATTCTTGGTCTTCTTCTGCATCTTCAAGGTCCTCCTGCTGATAAAGGTTGTTAAAAGTTGTATAAGGGTCCATGTAACTGTTATGGATTTCTGCAGAGTGAACATACTGACTAGGTACAAAGTCTGGTGCACCTTCTCCGTTTGTCCACATTGCAGGGTTTGTCACTCTTACCCTGTTGTTTGGAAGAGCTACAATATT